AGTACAAAGAAGGAACTCTACATTCTGGCAAGTCTAAGAAGGTAGTCAAGAACCCTAAACAAGCTATGGCTATTGCTATGTCAGAAGCTGGTAAGTCTGCTCGATACAAAAAGTGAAGATTAGAGAAGCTGCAGGAGTCCTAGAACGGATTGGTGTAGCAGGGTATAACAAACCCAAAAAGACACCTAGCCACCCTACTAAAAGCCATGTAGTCGTAGCAAAAGAGGGTGATAAGGTAAAGACCATCCGTTTTGGTCAGCAAGGAATGACAGGTAGCCCACCAAGAGAAGGTGAGTCGGCAGCAGACAAGGCAAGAAGAAAGTCATTTAAGGCAAGACACGCTAAGAACATAGCCAAGGGGAAGATGAGTGCTGCGTTTTGGGCAGACAAGGTCAAGTGGTAATGGCTCATCAACAACAGTTTGATTTTGTAAGTGCAGTAGCTAGGTTTTACCCTGATAACTTTGTTAATTGCAAAGTATTAGAAGTCGGTAGCTTAGATATAAATGGGTCTGTTAGGCAGTTTTTTAAAGACTGCAACTACATAGGAATAGACCTAGGCATAGGAAAAGGTGTAGATATTGTATGTACAGGGCAAGATTACGATGCTCCTGATAATGAATTTGACACAATAATCTCTTGTGAGTGCTTTGAGCATAACCCAGATTGGGTAGCAACATTCCAAAATATGCACAGAATGACAAAGCCTAATGGTTTAATCGTTATGACCTGCGCTACTACAGGCAGAGCAGAGCATGGAACAAAACGCACTAGTCCAGCAGATGCACCATTCTGCCATGATTACTACAAGAACTTAACAGAGCAAGACTTTGTAGAGAACTTTGATTTAGACAGTATGTTTTCTATTTGCGAATTTGGAGTAGGAGAGGTAACTAAAGACCTATACTTCTACGGAGTTAAAAAGCTGTAGAACACAAAAAAGGATAAATATGGCAAGCCTACTCGATCTGGCACAAGCCCGATTAGGTGGCTTGTTAGCTCCGCAAAGACCATCAATGGCAGGATTGCTAGGTGGGCAGAGAACCCAAGGCAATTTAGCATCGGCTCTACAAGGCTATACACCTCCACAGATGACAGCAATGACCAATCCACAAGTGATGGATTATGCAAGAAATGTGGCACAGACAGCACAACAGAATCTACAAACACAGATGTCTGACCTAGACAAAGCCTTAGTAATGGATCAAGGTGGTATCAATGTAGGAGACAGACAGGCTCTTGCAAGGCTAATAGAACAAGTGCCAGGACTTATGGGTGCTACAGCCTATCATGGAACACCTCATACGATCCGAGGAAAGTTTGACATAAGCAAGGTAGGAACTGGCGAAGGCGCACAGGCTTATGGGCATGGTATGTACTTTGCTGAGAATCCTAATGTTGCTATTCAATATAAAAACATTCTTTCCAAGCCTGAATTTACTAAAACGGGCGAAGGAATCGAGTTGCGTGGTCAATTGCCAAGAATGTTGGATGAATCCTATTCTGAATTAGTAGCTAAAAACGGCATACAGCAAACCAATTATGGTGATGTTACGGACATCGTAGGTCAAAGATTAGACCGACAAATGAAAGATGCTTTAAAAGCTAATGACATGGATTGGTATAACAAAACTGCCGACATGAAGTTAGATTTGGCTAGATTTAAAGAGAATCCACCATCAAATGTAGGCAATCTATACAAAGTAGATATACCTGATGAATACATCCCTAAAATGGTTCAATTTGAAACGCCATTATCAGAAATGGATGAAAAATTAGCTTCTGTTATTAAACCATTGCAAGAACAGCTTAAAAACCAACCAAACCCTGATTTGTTCAAAAATGCTAAAAGCGTTGGTGATGTTATTCAATATTCCAATGCAATAGGTTTAAATCCGCATATACCTTTACAAGAAGCTGGTTATAAAGGCATACGCTATTTAGATGAAGGTAGTCGGGTTGCTGGAAAAGGCACAAGCAATTATGTAGTCTTTGACCCTACAGATGTAAAGATACTAGAAAAGAATAGTCAAAAAGTAGAAGGACTACTAGACTAAACTGTTGTAGAATAGCAACATCATCAACCATCAACCCATAGGGAATGGAATGGAAAACTCTACACAAAACAAAAACATAACACCCGAATCAACTGATAAGGGAGGCGCACAGCCAGGCAACCAAAATGCAAAGAAGGGAAAGCTCTTTTACGATGCATTAAGAATAGCCCTAGTGCAAGAGGATCGTAAGAGCCTACGCAAGATAACAGACAAGTTAGTCAAGGCAGCAGAAGAAGGCGATGCATGGGCAGTAAAAGAAATCATGGACAGGATGGATGGTAAGCCTGTCAACACTACAGAACTAAGTGGTGCAGAAGGTACTCCATTTAAGCTGGTGGTAGCTTGGGAGAAGTAGAGTACGCAGATGACGAAGTAAAAAGAGTAGTCATCCCTTACAAGCCTAGAGAGCCACAGTTACAAATCCATCAAGCGATGGAGAGTAATCGTTTCGTAGTGGTAGTAGCACACAGGCGAATGGGTAAGACAGTTCAAGCTCTGAACGCGCTAATTAAAGCAGCAATGGAGAACGACAAGCCAAACCCTAGGTTTGCGTATATCGCGCCAACATATAGCCAGGCTAAGAGAGTAGCATGGGATTACCTGACAGAGTTCGTAAGACCGCTAGATGCTACAGCTAATATTGCGGAACTTAGAGTGGACTTCTATGGCAGGCGAATACAGTTATACGGATCAGATAACCCAGACTCACTCAGGGGTCAATACTTTGATGCTGTAGTGCTAGACGAAATTGGCGATCAGAATCCTAAGATATGGAACGAGATCATTAGACCAGCGTTAGCCGACAGAAAAGGATCGTGCCTGTTTATCGGCACACCCAAGGGCAACAACCACTTCAAGGAACTGTTCGATAGGGCAGGCAAAGAAGAAGGATGGGCAGCACTACAATTTAAGGCAAGCGAAACAAAGCTAATAGATTTAGATGAATTATGGTCTGCTCAGAAAGAGATGGGAGACGATAAGTACAACCAAGAGTTCGAGTGTAGTTTTAACGCAGCAGTCGAAGGAAGCTATTATGGAAAACTACTTAACGACCTCGAATCCAAAGGAAGGCTATGCGAGATTACAAGAGATGATCTCTGTAGAACTTATGTGGCTTGGGATTTGGGCATGGGTGATAGCACAGCGTTGTGGGTGGCACAAGCAACAGGACAAGAAGTAAGACTACTAGATTATGTAGAGAATCATGGTCAAGGACTAGACTGGTATGTCAACTGGCTAAAAGATAACAAGTGGGAGAAAGCAGAGCAACTCCTACCGCATGATGTGGAAGTAAGAGAACTAGGCACAGGCAAGAGCAGATTGGAAGTGTTGAGAGAAGCTGGACTAGATGTTCGGGTTCTGCCAAGACTTTCTGTAGATGATGGTATTCAGGCAGTCCGTAGACTACTACCGAGATGTTGGTTCAATATGCCACAGGTAAAGCAAGGGCTAGACTGTCTTAGAAACTATAGGCGCGATTACGATGAAAAGCGTAATGTCTTTTTCGACAAGCCAATGCACGACTGGGCTAGTCATGGCTCAGACTCGTTTAGGTATCTAGCATTAGGAATGGAACAAAACACTACTTGGTCGCAACCGATAACAGTAAAAACTTCATGGATCGTATAAATGGATGAACAGAAACTAAAGGTCATTCTCGAAGCAGAGATAGATGATGCTATCGGCTATGTAGAGACCGAAACAGTAGAGCAACGCACAAAGGCGATCAACTACTACAATCGTTACGAGTATGGTAACGAGGTAGATGGTCGTTCTAAAATCGTAACAGGCGAAGTAGCCGAGGTCGTAGATGGTGCTTTACCTCAGTTAATGCGTATCTTTGCTGGATCAGACGAGTTAGGTCGGTTCGAGCCAAGGATGCCAGGAGACGAGGAGTTTGCCAAGCAAGCTACCGAACTTACGAACTATGTGTTCTTTAACGATAACGATGGTGTCATCATCCTACACGATTGGATGAAAGATGCGCTTCTACAAAAGAATGGAATCGTTAAGTATTGGTGGGAAGATAGCGAAGATCCTACCAAGGAAGAATACAAAGGATTAAACGCAGAAGAACTTACTCTCATGTTTGCAGATAATGAGATGGAGTTAGTCAGCCAAGAGACCGAGGAAGTCGGCATAGACCCAATGGGTATGCCTATTCTTTCTTACAATGTAGTCATCAAGAAGAAAAAAGAAGTCGGCAAGGTCTGTATCGAGAATGTGCCACCAGAGGAGTTCTTAATTGCCAAGCGCGATAAGAACCTAAAGAATGCTCGTTTTGTAGCACACCGCACAGTAAAGACTCGTTCAGACTTAATCGCTATGGGCTATCCACAAAAGCAAGTGGACAAGATGCCAGCGTACAACGACCTTACATATACTCCTGAAAGAGTAGCAAGGTACAGCGCAGGCGAGATGCCAGACGAGACACAGAGCTTAGACTTTACGATGCAAGAAGTAGAATTGTTCGAGTGCTATATTCGTACCGACTTTGATGGTGATGGGATTGCAGAACTCCGCAAGGTAGTCTATGCAGGCGATCAGATTATTGACAACGAGGAAACAGATCATATTCCCTTTGCAAGCATCTGCCCTATTCCTATGCCACACAAGTTCTTTGGTCAGAGTCTAGCCGACAGAGCAATGGACATACAGCTTATCAAGTCTACGATTACTCGTCAGATCCTAGATAACCTGTACCTAACCAATATGCCTAGGGTTACAGCCCTAGATGGACAAGTAAACCTAGACGATTTATTAACCTCATCGCCTGGAGGTGTAGTGCGGATTAAGTCTCAGGGCGCGGTTCAACCATTATCTGTACCGGCAACAGCATCTCAGTCCTTCCCAATGCTTGATTACATGGATCAGGTATTGCAAAAGCGTTCAGGTGTTACGCAGACAAGTCAGGGATTAGACGCTAACATTCTACAAAACACTACAGCCACAGCGATTGCAGCAATGCAACAAGCAGGCTCTGGCAAACTTGAGATGATTGCTAGAATCT